GCCCTCACACTCAACAATCTTTAACCTATCGTCTTTCAATGCTTTCTTTGCAGCACCAAACTCTTGATCTATCTTTTCGGTGCTTTCTCCGAATATACTTCTATCTTGTTTATCATAGAATAGATGCATTAGATAGTCTACTGTCAGGTCAACTTTTTTTTCTTTATAATCTGGTGTAGAAGATAATCTGGTAGGTGATGGCCTTGAAGCATTAGTTATTACATTTGCAAGTAGTTTTTTAAAAGGTGCTGTTCTATCCATATCAACATACATATCTTGATTGTCTTTCATAATCTATATGTCCTTTTGTTTTCTCAAAGGGTTTCCATCCTGCATCCCACAGTCTTTCTATCCGCATCTTAGGTGAGGCAGGGTTGAAGTCTATGAAGTCGTAGCATACTAGCTCAGGCTCTTTCTTTGACCAGTCCACTACTGTCTTTGCGTGTTTCTTTTGTGCGTTGGTCACGTTGCTGTACAGTGTACCGTCAGCTTTCTTTCTGTACTTGATACGGTTGACTTCCTCTAGCTTGGGTGGGAAGTCCTCTTGGAAAGCATCTTCAAGGTGTGCCTTGCGTTGCTCTATCTCATCAAGTAACTCTTCAGCCTTGTCCTTCTTGAAGTAGAAGCCGTTGTCTGTCATGGTCTGGCACAATATTTGTATGTCATGCTCACACCTCATAGCCCACTCCCACTCAGGATTGTGTATTTCTTTCTTGAACTTATCGTACACTCTTAATGTAACTGTAACGTCCTGATGACAGTACTTGATCATCTCATCTGACAACATAGAGAAGTCTGAGAAGTCCATCTTGAAGTTACCTAGCCTGATACCCCAAGCCTTGAGGCCATGCCCATGCTTGATGTCGAAGTCAACCAGTCTGCTGACAATCAGTGTGTCTATGACTGACTCCAAAGGTATCAAGTCTTTCTTTACAAGGCGATTAATAATAGGAACATCAAAGCATATTCCGTTGTGGAATATAAACTTGTCGTATCTATTACAGTACTCAATGAACCTCTCCTTCTCTTCCTGTAGTGTGGTGAGGTGAACGAAGTGTTCCTTCTCACCTGTCTGCACATCCTCTGCACAGATACACCAAATTTTTTCAGGAGTCAGTGATTCTGTCTCGATGTCCATTGCAACGATCTTATCTGTCATCATCTTCTCCTGTAAACTCTACCCACATTAGAGCCACTACGTTGAATATCCATAGCGAACTACTGAACATAACTTTTGGGAAGCTCATCTCATGTGGCTTTTCTAAAAAATAGAATATAGTTCTTACGTGTACGTAATACAAGAACACGCCAAAGAAATATATTACTGCTGCAAAGGCAGCGTAGGGATCAATATACTGCATACTTTTCTTTCAATGTAAAGGAGTCAGGGTCAAACTGTAGTTGCCCTGCGTATCCTGTTGGACCTACTGGTCTGTTCTTTGTCACTAGTAGCTTGGTTGTGTTCCTCTCTTCTCTGTCCTCTGACATCTTGTCACGCTGTAGATCAACTACAACTGAGGCACGTTGCTCAATCATACGACAGTACTTTACCTGACCGTCATCGTTAGTGTGTCCTATAGTTACAATACCTACGCCCAACTCTGCTGCAAGCTTTGATAGCCTGACTGACAGGTCAGCTAGGAACTGCTCCTTGCTATCCTCTGTACCTGC